GTAATTGGATTGGTTCGCCAGTCACTACCTGCACTGGCCATCTTACTAGCCGGTAAAGATTGTGGTAACCCATAAGCACCAGAACTTCCGTTCGTAGCGTGCGGGTTCCAACCAGATTCTTGCGAAATAATTTTATTAGCAGCGGCATATTCAGACGGGCTAAAACCAGCTTGCTTTAGCCAATTCATGTGACTACCTTTAGGCAACACGCCCTTACCTGCACCACCGTAAGTCATTGGGTTATAGCTCTTACCACCTAACCCAGCACGTAATTCATAATGCACGTGCGGGCCGGTTGATTGTCCTTCACTACCAACCCAGGCAATCACTTGACCAGCTTTGACATGCTGACCAGTCTTCACTTTCATCCGCTTCATGTGCCCGTAAATCGTATCTACAGACGCACCAGACGGTTTAATAACAACCCAATTACCAAATCCACTAGCTGGGCCTGCCTGCACGACAGTACCGCCATATTGAGCTGGAATTGGTGTACCTAATGGCGCTGCAAAGTCGATACCTTTATGGAAGCCACCCGCACGTGGTCCATATCCAGATGATTCTTTGAATGGTGAACCGAAGTGTGGTGCTAATGAACCGGCGCCATCTCCAGAATCATCGGAGAACTGATCAAAGAACCCTTGTACATACTTGATTGCATTATCAATCAAAGAATCCTTAGCCCCACTCGCAATCGCACCAAACGCAGTAGTATTATCACTGAACGTCTTTGCAAGCTTACCAAGGCCAGTTGCGTTAGCAATTTTGTTGACCACGCCACTAGCGCCTTCACTAACAAGATCAACGGCACCCTCAGCACCTTTCTTCAAAGCGCTGAACGTGCTGGTTAGCCAGCCAGGTAATCCAATCTTGTACCCAGGCAAACCTTTAGCCATCTGAGCAAATTCAACTGACATACCATGCGGTAGAATTGATGCACCGGCGGGGATGTTACGAATTTCAGGGCCGTCAACACCAATTGGCATAATTGAACCATTCGACGTTCCCATGTATTCGAATCCTTCTTCACCAACGAGCGCCGTATGTTCGCCCATGGATCCGTTTAAACCAGCGGCATGCTTTTTCCAAGTAGGAATGTTCCCCCACTTTTTGTTCAACGCATGTAACACGCCATTAATGCCACCGATCATGCCGTTCCACATGCCTCGCATATTATCAATAAACTCATTCCATGATCCCTTAACGTCACCGGTTTCAGTATCTACCGCACCTTTATGCTCTCCAGCCTGTTTAGTCGCTTCATTAACGACCTTAGTGTGCGTTTCCTCTGCTTTCTTGACGGTCTTCTTCTTTTGGGAATCAGCAGCATCAATGGAGTCGTCACGTTGCTTGCGCGCTTTACTAACGACCGCTTTATATTGCTTTCGGCTCATTGTACCGTTCTCGTAACGTTCCTTGTCAGCAGCGGCTACTGTCTCCTTGTACTTCTTTTTGGCCGCACTAACCGACTTATCACGTTGCTTTTCGGCGTTATCAATGGTTTTATCGCGTTCTTTAGCTGAATTTTTAATCGATTCAGTCATTTGTTGCTTAGATAGCTTGCCCTTGTGGTCTTTCAAGCTTTCAAGAATGTCTAATTGCTTACCAGATGAAATCTTAGTGGCTTTTGTAACAGCATCATTTGACTTATTTTCATCCTTGGCTAACTGTGCTAAATACTTCTTACGGTCGCCAGCCGTTCGTTTTTGAAATCTTTCTTCGATTTTCTTTTTATCAGCTAAATACTTTGAATGGTTATTGCCATCCTTTTTACGGGCAGCAGCCAATTCTTTGTTCTTTTGTGATTCAGCCTTGCCAAGCTTTGAGTAATAACTATCGGAATCTTTTTTCATTTTTCCAATATTACGTTTCTGTGCTTCAGCCTGCTTGTTGTAGTTCTCTTTGGCTTTATTTAGTTGCTTATTGGCTTCTTTCTGCGTAATAACGCCGTTTCGCGCCATAGTTGCGTAATCTTTGATAGATGACTGGCGTTTATTGGCGTAGTACTTATCAACGGCTTTTCGCATTTTTGAATAAGTAACATCAGTTGCTTTTTGCGCTCGATCTAAGCTACTAACGTCTGTCTTAATCTTGACTGTAGCACCTTTATTAAGCTTGGTTGTCAGTTGTGTGTAAGACTTTGAGAATTGCTTATCGTTGGCGCTAGGCCCTGGTTTGAAGTGTTCCTTGAACTTATTTGACATGTCCTTGGCCAGGTCAGACGCCTTACTAGTCAGCTTAGGGAATGAACGAGTCACACCCTTTTGAATACTGTCACCGAATGAACGTCCCAGCTTACTACCAGCAATCCCACCAATCGCGCCACCAGCCAAAGTACCAACTGGACCAGCAACTGAACCAATCGATGCTCCAGCAATCGCACCACCGGCACTACCAGCAAAGCCACCAACATGCTTGCCAACCGTCTTACTAGTCGTGCCAAACAGCTCAGGCACTGACGCTAGAACACTTAGATAAGGCGTGGCCTTGGCTAACTTTGATACTCCTGATAAGAGTTTGCCGCCACCTAAGCCACTAGCTGCACGCAACTCAGCAGTAGAAGTCGCACCGCCTTTAGAAAACAACTTTCCCAACATCTTTGAGCTACCAGCAGATACCGCAGTACCGCCAGCTTGTGAAGCTACCGTTTGGGTGACTGCTTTGCCGGTGCTGACACCGCCACCACCGCCTAAAAGGTCGGTAATTTTAGATACTGCTGCGGTCTCCATCAAAGACTTACGTAAGCCACTTAGCATCTTGATAAACTCATAGCCCTTTTTAACGGCAAACATGGCAAGTAACGCCTTAGTGACGTTCTCAATTAATTCTTTATTCTTAGATAGATTCTTAAGTGCGCTATCGACAACTTCCAACGGGTCCTGCGACTTTTTAGCTTTGTTACTGATTAAGCCAAGACTGTCAGCAATATCATAAGCAATAGTCGTGAAAGTACGCCAGATTGTGCCACCAATAGTGCCTACAATCGACTTCAAACTGCCAAAGATATCATGCAAAGTAGACTTATGCCCATCTAGGTAATCTAACAAGCCAGTCAAACCATCAGTTAGATGGTTAATTGTTCCCGTTATCGTACCTTTACCCATGATGCCGATAATCTTTTGAATATCAGTAACGGCAGCGGCTTGCAAGTTACCAATTGCACCTTCAAAGGTCTTAGTCGATCGTGCAGCCTTGATAGCGCCATCTTGCATACCTAATTGCTCGATTGCCTTGCTGAACTCATCCGCTGTAATCTGGCCTTTCGACATTGCATCTCGAAAGTTACCTGTATAAGCACGATTCTTCTTCATTTGTGCTTGTAGTTTGCCAGATGCACCAGGAATAGCATCTGCCATTTGATTCCAGTTTTCAGTGGTCAGTTTCCCAGCACCTGCCGTTTGAGTCAGCATCATCGCTACTGACTTAAATGTGTCGGCATTACCACCAGCAACGGCGTTTAAGTTACCAGCAGCCTCAGTTAGTCCCATGTAGTTCTTGATACCGTTAGCGGCCAGTTGCGCGGTCGTGTTTGATACGTCACCGAGTTCGTAGACCGTATCATTAGCGTACTTCTGAACTTCAGCGCTAGTTGACTTAATCTTCTTGGAGCCAAACCCCGCAAAGTTCATGGTCGAATCGAATTTGTCAATGGCATCACTCGCATCAACAGCTTCACTAACGACACCACCAAGTGCACCGGTAACAGCACCAATCCCTGCTGACGCAATTCCACCTAAGAACGAACCCGCAAACACACTCTTCAAGTTGCTAAAGCTAGTCTTAAGGTCATCGGCCTTGTCATCAACAGCATCTAGTTCTGTCTTCGCTTGGCTCGCATCAACTTCTAAATTAGTCCCTTTCTTTTTAGGGATTCGAGCAAGTTCTTCTTGCCAGTTAATCACCTCGCCACGTTCAGCTTTGGATTCCAAGCGCGTAAGCTGGTTCTTTGGAATCCGGTCTAATAGTGACCGGAAGTTCTTCACACCCGCTTCATTGGCTTTGGCTTCTAACTTGGCTACAATTGGGCT